TCCAGATTCCATAGCTAAACCCCTGAAAACATTGCGTTTTCGGGGGTTTTGCCTTTTAGGGGTCGGAAACGTGTCGAAAAACTGTCGATAATGCATCCGTAGCCATCGCGGAAAGGAATCCCCACATGCATTATCTTTGCGGCAAACAGATAAAGATCAGCGATGCAGTCTTAATTGAATCCGGCCAAACAACTGGAACCGTTGAGGCAATAATCGTCACAGCCGAAGACATGAACCAATGGCAAGTCAACGAGCCAGGAATTCTCGTTAAAACAGACCCGTTTGGCCTTGTATTCTGGCCGCAGAGCGATCCCGATCCTGTCCTATTGCAACCTACCCAGCACGGATAACGTTAAGCGGATTCAATTTCACAGCTTCGGATAGATGCTCTTCCGATAGATGCGCATAGCGCATCGTCATCGATAACGAGGCGTGCCCCAGGATGTGCTGTAGGGTCACGATGTGCCCACCGTTCATGATGAAGTGACTGGCGAACGTATGGCGCAGTACGTGGCTGGCCTGCCCCTTCGGCAGCTTGATCGAGGTCGACAGCAGCACTAGGCGGAACACGCCAAGGCAGTTCGTGAAGGGCCCGTGGGTCTGCCAATGCCGGCGAATGTCGGCGGCCAATTGTTCCGAGATCGGCACCGAGCGCACACGCTTGGACTTGGTGTTGGCGAAGATCACCGTATTACCTTTCAGACGTTCCGGCGTCAGCGCCTGAGCCTCACCCCATCGTGCCCCTGTCGCGAGGCAGATACGAGCGACCATCTTCGGATGTGGCGACGTGGTGCGCGCATCCAGGGCCGTAAGCAGTTCGGACACCTGTTGCTTGGTCAGGTACGACAGCGGTCTTTCCTGAAGCTTGAGCGGCCGCATGCGCCCCACAGGATTCTCATAGTCAATGACGCCGAGTTGGCGCAATTCGTTGTACATGGACTTGAGGTAGCCAAGACGGTTATTCGCGGTCTTGCCCGACATGCCATTGGCTATCTGTCGGCTACGCAACCGAGCCACTTTCGCAGGCTCCAGGGAGACAGCGACCGGGTCGCCCAGGTCCTTTGCCACCAACCTCAGAATCGCCACGCAACGATGCCCGTTGCTCAGGGTCTGGCCGTGCAGTTCATACCAGAGTTCGACCAACTCGGAGAGACGCCGACGGTCCTTCGGCTTGAGCGTCCAGCTGGGGTTCTCCGCACACTTCTGACGCGCAGTGGCCTCGAATTGCTGCGCCTCCATCTTGGTCTTGAACCGCTTGCGAAAGCGCTTGCCCTTGATCGGTTCTACATCGACGAACCAACGGCCATCGGGGAGCTTGGTGATCGACATTAGACGGCATACCCCCGCCGCAGATACCGATCACACATCAGCTTGTGTATATGCCTTTCCAGATCGCGACGAGTCCAACCCTTGGCGAGATAGTGGTCTTCGATAACGTGCCAGAACTCCAATTTGCGGGCGGACTCAATAGCCTTTTTTGCCGGGACACGCTCCCGCGCGATCAGGCTCACGAACTGGCCAAGGAACATCTCGCAGTTACGCCCGCTGAAGCCCTTGGCGGTCTTGTAGTAGCGCCGATACTCGGTGCGCTCGATCAGCGGATCGCACTCGACCTGGACGCGGGCGTCCTGGCTGATCAGGCTCCAGAAAGGATCGTAGACCGCCGTCCGGCTCAGCAGCTTGAAGCTTTCGCAGGCATAGTTCCACAGCCCTTGCAGGTGCGGGCAGAGGCCCTCATAGGTGCGGCAGCCGATGACCTCCCCCGAAGCCATGCGCGAGCCTTCGGAGAACTGCTGGACGATGGAGTGATGGAAGCGGAATTCGAGCCGCCAGACCGTTTCCAGGGGGTTATAGGCCGGGTCGCCATCGCCGAACGGATCCCCGTTCAGGGTCGCCCACACGCTTTCCCAATAGTCGAGCTTATCGGTGGCCCGAGCCTGGAGGGTCTTGTTATAGATCGACAGTTGCAGGCCGTTGGCCGAGCCGAACATGTACGTCTCGCCACGCCCGTAGACCGAGGCGTTACCGTCAAACTCGATCCGCTCGATCCCGCTGATCTGGCGTACCCGACGCGAGCGGCAATGCATGCGATCCACCAGATCGCGAGGCGGTTTCCAGCCCTGTACGTCCAGGGCGATATGCACAGCGGCTTGGTTGGTTTCGCAGTGACTCAGCACGGCAGCGGCCAAATCATCCAGCACGCCCTGGAGGATGCGCGGATCGGCGCCATCGAGGGCGTGAGGCGATACCTCGATCTTGAGGTGCGAGCCGAGGGTATCGACCTTGATGTTGTGGTTCTTGATCAGCAGGATCAGGCCCATTTCAGCGTTCTGCAGGCGGTACTGATAGCCGGAGTCGCGACCGATGCGGCCCTTGGACCATTCGTAGCCGGCGAACTCGACCACATCCACCGAGAGGTCAAACAGCGCCATCACTTCCGGGCGCAACTTGCCGTTGTACAACTGCCGCACCGTATCCACGCCGCACCGCAGAATGCGCACGCCTGACAGGTCGGTGAATTGAGCCGTGGTGTCGTCGAAGAACAACCGCCCTTTCGGGCTTTCCAAGACCTGACCGTCCGACTCGATACTGACGCGAATTTGATGGCTGATTTTCTTCATCTTTAACGATCCAAATTGGTACGAATTGAAACCGCAATAGGTGGCTTATCTGACGTGTTACAGGGGCGTCGGCCGCGCCTTCGGCCTATCGCTCATGCCTTGCGCTCCCGGCCGGCGGCGCGGCCCGCCCCTCATGGCGGCACCCCTACCGCCGCTAGCGCCGTCATCACCGCCCACCAGTGATGCAACGCCCAGCCCATCGCCACTGGGACGAGAAATTCCCAATCGATCATTTGTGCCTCCAGGGCCGCGAGGCGTATTCGGAATCGGGGACGATGGTCAGCGGCGACTGGCCCCTGGCCGGTGCGTCTGCGGACGCGGCGACAGGCGCTGCCGGAGCGATGCTGGCCACCGCGCCGGCCTGCCTCCCGGCACAGGTGACGGTCTGTTTCCAGTCCTCATAGCGAAGCTCTACGACGCACTCGCCCTTGGGCGTCACCCGGTAGCCGGAGCCGATCAGTTGCCAGCTGGTGAGTTCCAGGCGCCGGCCCGTGGGATCGTCCAGGGCGAACATGTAAATGTCGCCCCGCGACTTGCGGTAGGCGTGGGCAAGGATGGAGATCCGCCGATCGGCGAAGGGATGGGCGTTCAGATCAACAGGCGCAGCAGCAGGCCCATCAGGTACAAGCCCAGGAGGAAGAAAGCTATTCGCAGCAGGACGCGCTGGAGCAGCCACAGCAGCGGGCGCAGCAGGGGCTTGAGCAGGGTCGCCAGGAGCGTCGGCAGGTGTCGCAGCAGCCGGAGCGCCAATCGTGCGCAGAGGCCCCATATACCAGACAAAGCCAATAGTGCCGGCCAGCAATGCCAGTAGAAGAACCAGCTTAGGCGACCGGAAGAGGCTCTTGCCCGCCTTGGTGTCTTGGGTCTTGCCGGTGGCCGTGGACTGGTAGAGGGCGAAGGTCTGCTTTCGGATCCGCTTGTACTCGATGATGGTGCCATCGGCGGGCGGACGGTTGAGTTGGGCGTCATGCTGGGCCTCCTTGTAGCGGCCAGGGATGCCGATCACCGCGAGGTTGGAATGCTTGTAGGCCATCTCGCAGGTCATGCGGATGTCGTCGCGGATGTAGGAGATGTTCGGCGTGGTGAGGACAATGTCCCAGTTGAAATGCCGGTGCCGGGTCCAGGCGTCGAGCCAGCCCATGGGGCGGTCGGCCGCGTGGGCCGCTTCCGGTCCACCGGGGTAGTCGAAGCGCTCGAGGTCTTTTTCCCGCCAGGACTTGGGAAACAGCAGTTGGGTTTCGTCGAAGATCAGGAAGGCCCCGCGGGGCGCCCACTGGAACCACGTGCGCATCTTTTCGAGGTCTTCCAGCGACTCCAGATCGAGGTTGATGATTTCCGCCGTGTTGGGCAGGTCCGGAAAGACCTGATAGGCCCGCTCCAGGGTGAAGCCGCGCACGTTGGTGATGATCACCCGCCCGTCTTTCAGCGCGGGCACGGCGTCATCCTGGATCGCGCCGGAGGTCTTGTAGGAGCCATTGGGGCCGTGATGGATCTTGATCGACACGGATCACCTCCCAATGAACGGCACGAAGCGCATGCAGAAGCGCGTCGCCGCCGCGACCATGATGATGTTCAGCGCCTGCGGCACGCCGAAGAAGGCCAGCCCCGCCGCAATCGGCCCCGGCAGCGCGGCATACATGCTGCGGATCATCTGCGGCACGCCGAGGCTGTCGATCAGTTCGCGGGCAGCGGTGTAGCTGACATCGATCAGCAGGATCAGGGTCTGGAGCGCGGCGTACATCGACGCCTTGGTGGCGACCACCAGTCCGTCGCGCACGAAGTCATAGATGCCTTGGGCGAAGAAGTCCCAGATCCACTGGAAGAAGGCGATGATCTGATCGAGAAAACCGGAGAGCCATTCCATAGGGTCAGTCCTTCAGCAGAATGAGGGCGGCGATCAGCGCGGCCATTAGCAGCAGCGCCACGCGCAGGCTGGAGAGTTGGCCGGCGTAGTCGGAGATACAGAGGGAGTAGGACTTGCCCCAAATGGTCATGGACTCGCAGGGCAGCTGCCCGCCGCCTTCCGCCAGGTTGAGGTCGAAGGCGCCCTTCATCTGATCGACGTTGGCCTTCACCTTGGTCTTGAGTTCTTTCTTGGCTTCCTCGACCTTCTTTTCCCAGGTGGCGATGGCGTCATCCCAGGTGCCGGGCGTGGGTTCCTTGAGTTCGCCGCCGGGGCCTTCGGGGCCGGTGGAACAGTTCTCTTTCGCCGGGTCGCAGGTGCCGTTGCCATCCCCGCCCGTGCCGCTGCCGTCGCCGTCGCCGCTACCATCGCCCCCGCCGTTGCCGTCCCCTCCCCCACTGCCGTCGCCGCCATTGCCGGTGCCACCGTCATTGCCGCCACCGTTGTTGTCTCCACCGCCATTGCCATCGCCGCCGTCGCCATCACCGCCCGGCGTGGTCGGGTCGGTTGGATTCGTGGGATCGGTCGGGGTCTTGACGCAGGTAGTCCCCGACCACGACCAGCCGGGCGGGCAGCCGGGGTCGTTCGGGTCGGAAGGATCGGTGTTCGGGGTGTCGGGCGGGTTCAGCGAGTCGCCGGTCTGCGCGAAGGTGTAGGAATCGGCACCGCAATTCTGTCCGGTGCCCTTGAGGATGTAATTGCAGAAGCCGGTCGTGGTGGAGCCTTTGACCAGATAGCAACTGGCCGGGCTGGGGTTGCCGCCGTACTCGCAGCTTTGATAACAGGCGCTCGGTGCGCCGCCGTCGCCCACATAGTTCCGCCCGCCCGAGGTGACAACAGGCGAGTCCGGGCCCTTGGCCGGAAACAGTTCGCCTTCCTTGCACTCTTCGGGTGGCGGCTTGCAGGCACCGTCGGCCGGATCGAGTTCTTGCTCTGGAGGACAGCTATCGCCAGTCAAGATGGCAGTCTTCGTCTCCCAAGTGATTCCACCAGTACCCGAAACACTGCACTGAACTTCCTTGTAGCTCAGTTTGTTGACTTTCTTTAGCCAGTTGGCCGACGTGTTATCGAAGTAGTACTGGCATGCCGCCGTATAGGATGGAAAGAAGGCCGTGGGATTTCCGGGGATGGAAATCTTCCATTGGTAGAAGTCCGCGCTCGCCAAGGAATGCCACAGCAACGAGACCAGCAGGCCCAGCAGCGGAAGAAGTCGGCCAAGGCCGGAACGTGCGTTGTTACTCATCCAGTCACCCATGAAAAAGCCCCCTGCCGGAAACTCCGGAGGGGGCTTCCGCCTCGGTCTGTTCGGTTAGAAGAATTCGCCGGTCCGGTACCCGGTGATGAAGGCGCCGGCGAAGAACGCCCCCAACCACACCGACCAGAGCACCCGTTACGCCTTGCGCAACATGCTGTAGATCAGGCCGGCGACGGCCAGGATCACCAGGGCGCCAACGATGTAGCCGCCAATGGCCTTCATATCGCCCTGGCCATCGGTGATCGCCGATTCCACCGCGCTGGTGTCGATCACCCCGGCGAAGGCCGGCAGCGAAGTCGCGGCAGTGACGGAACCGGCGATGCACAGGTTGCGGAACGAGGCGACCGGGCTGAACTTGGCGATGCGTTGCTTCATTGCTTTCATGGTGTTTCCTCTCTATTTGGCTTTACGAAGAAGTGACGCGACCCAGCCAATCAAAAGCCCCGTCACGAACGATCCCAGGACGCCAGCGGCACCGATGCCAAAGGCTTCCGGGGAGAAACCACCGTTGACCAGGATGTCCACGTATCCAGCGGCCTCGGGCGGAATCAGGTAGGCCTGTTGCCATGCGAGTTCGCGACACGCCATGAAGCCCTCGGGGGTCGAGGTCCACGCGGTACACACCTGCACAGCGACAACGCCTGACATAGCGATCAGTCCTCAAACAGCCAGGGAGGCCGCTAGGCCGTCGATCCAGCCCCAGGCGTAGCCGGTGGCCAGACCTACCGCGAACAGCGAGAGATAGCGGAGCATCGCGGCCTCCTACGGCTTACGCCTTGGCGTCCGGGGACTTGTCTTGTTTGTCCTGGCCCTGCGGCTGCTGGGCCGGGCGCGGGGCTTGGGCCTGTGCTTGCGGGCGGGCCGGGGCTTGGGCGGTCGGCGCCACCGGCTTGCCGCCCACGGCCAGCAGATCCACGAGGACCTGGGTATTGGTGATCCGGCCGAAACGGTCTTGGGTCGGGCGGACCACGCTGGCGAACTTGCATAGCACTGGCTGGCCTTCGAAGACGATGGCGTCCAGCAGGGTCGGCTCGATGTTGTATTCGCTGATCTCGAATCCCTTGGCGTTGCCACGGGCGCCTTCCGGGATCGGGGCGATGGATTGGACCGAGGCGTAGATTTCCCCGGTCTTGGTCGAGGTATAGGTGTCGGTCTTGGTGACCCACAGTTCGACGACGCCGCCTTGGGTTGCAAACATGTTCATCGGTGTTTCTCCTTCAATTCGCCTTTTTCGGCGTGAGTTGTCCCGCTGCTGCAAATTCGGCTGTTTCGCCTTCATTCAGCGGTGTTGGGTGAAAGTGATTTGTCGGGCGATCCCTTCGGGCCGGGCTCTATTCGCTAGCGAACCAAGCCAACCACGGGCGTTTGTCTCGGCCCATCCGGGTAACGATCCCTATCGCAACGTCGTCTCCGACGGCCAAGGGGAACGCTTCCCCTTGGAACCCGCAGAGCAACACCAAGGGCTCTGCCCTTGTCATCCCGCTCTTGCCGCCGAGGGCTCGGGAGCGCGGGGCGGAGAAGCTGCCCCACACTCCCAAGCGGAGGCTGTTTCAGGGGGGAGGCGTTCAAGGGTACGCTCCGCCCGTGCTTCCGTTCGCCGGAACGATGAAGCTGTTCCGACGAGCCGGGAGCGCGGCCCTTGACCGGATCGGCCACGGTGCGGGCGGCCTGGATCAGGCAGAGCAGGAGCAGCGCTTTCAGGGTGTCAGCGAGCATGGGTCAGCCCTCCAGGACACGCAGCAGGTCCTGCTGCTCGGGGTGAAAACTCACAGATTCTGGTTCCGCCAAGGCCCGCATCACATAACGGCCCCACTGCTCGGCCATCGCCTCGGCGATACCGATATAGGTCCGGCTACGGTCCTTCCAGCGGTCAGGGCCTGGCGCCATGTAATGCACGACCGGAGAACGTCCATCGACGATACGGGTCGGCTCCAGAAGCGGCAGGTTCTGCAACCAGAGGTGCGTTTCCTTGCGCTCGCCATGTCCGAACATCCAGGGCTGGATGATCTGGTCCGGCTTGCGAATATGGCTGGAGATCACAGACTTGGGATTCTCCAGTGCCTTGAATCGAATAGGCGCCGACAGCAGGGTACGAACGAACTCCAGGGCACGTGCCTGACGACCGTCAGCAATCTTCTCGGGAAACCAGCGGGCACCCGAGGTAGCCAGGTCAGTGCAGGGCGGGTGGGCAATCAGCAGATCCCACCCCCAGTCCAGCATTTCCAGGACATCCCCCTGGACGTGTTCCCCTTCGGTTTCCGAAGGCAGCAGATCGCAGCTCACGGCGTAAAAACCAACCCGGGCCAGAGCATCGCGGACACGCCCGGAGAACTCGCAGGCAATCAGTGCGGTTGGCTGTCTCATAAGGCAGTCACTCCAGAACGAAAGGTTTGTGCAGTCGAACGCCGGGCGTGGGTTTCCCGCTGTCGTACACAACGTGCCAGTACTTCGGCGGACGCCGGGACGGGTCGTGTTTCGCGCAGAAGGAACGGGGACGGCAGAGCCAGCGGCCATCTTCCCGATAGGGCAGCCCAGGGGGCCGGCAGTCCGGACACGGCGACGGGCTGTGCAATGGGATGGCCTGCCTTGCGGACCAGCACACAGAGCAGGCGCAGTCCGGGGCGTGGGTTTGGCGCAGGTAATTCGGAGACGACATGGTCAGCTTCCTCCTTATCTTGGCGAGCACGGCCCCAGGCGAGAGCTTCAACCCGCAGGTCGGACAGATAGGATTCTTCCGGTTGGGAGAGGTAGCCGGCGTCCATGAGGTCATCGATCAGCATCAGGGCGCGGTCGAAGGGTTCGCTAGGATGCTCTGCCGCGTGCAGCAGATAGCCCTCAAGAAAGCCCAACAACGCGTTAATCGGGTTGCTCGACAGAACGCGCGCTACCTCAACGCCTTCAAAGCTCTGCTCAACACGGAAGACCAGTTCGGCATTCAGGGAACGCATAGAGGCCTTGGCAGCCTGTTCAACCCGAGCGCGAAGGGCTAGAGGCATACGGAGCTTGAATTGCGGATCGGTGCGGCTCATGCCGTCCACTCCTGCTCCAACAGCCAGTTGCGAAGCAGCGCGCTATTCACCATGCGCAGCTTTCCGAGCTTCACGGACGGCAACACGCCCCGGTAAACCCAGGCGCGGGCGGTCCCGTAACTGATGCCGTTACGCTCCGCCCACCGTTCGATGGACTCCACATCCTGTTGCGGCCCTATCAGGGCGCTGGGGTTAAGCTCTTCCAGTTCCATGCTCGTTCCGTCACTATTCGTTGCAACAGCACCGCAGGGGCAAATCCACGGTGTAATTATTGAACTCAAACGGAGTCTATCAGTTCAGATTTAGAGTTCAAATATTGAACTGATAATTTTATAGATCAATATGGAATCAATTCAGGATAGAGCTATAGCTTTGATTTATAAGGCTGGGCTTGACGAACTGGTAAGGCAATCTGATATCTCTTGGAGCAGGTGGAAGAATCTGCGCCACCGGAAAGCTCGCATCAGTACCGAGGAGGTTGAGGTACTGGTAAAGCTGTTCCCTAGCTATGCGCTATGGATCGCCAGCGGCCAAGTCGCTCCGGAAGCAGGGCAAACAAGCCCCGACTATGACGAAGCCAATCGAAACTTGCCCAATCAAAACGCGGGATAGCGATCACTAGAAAAGTAGCACTGCGATGGTATGCCCTACGGACGGAAGGCAAGAATGAAAGCTGACAAGGACGATGCACCAGAGTACTTAAGAAGAAAGCGGAGCCAGAGCTTTGGTAAATGGTCGCTCGCAATTGCTCTAGGGCTAGGACTTTCAGGGTTGGCCTTACACATGGCAGAAAACCAATTCCTAGCAAAACCACAGGCTGGCCAGCCCTCCTATTCTGAAAACCCTACTCAAACCTCTAACTATAACACTCCAGAAAGTGAGCCGAAAAAGACATCAGAAGAACTTTTTTGGGAAAGTATTAATGCACGCGATCATCAACAGAGCCAGCCTAAGCAAACTGTTTATAACGATAGTAATTACAAGCCACAGAAGCCGACCAATATCTACACACCGCCAACAACCCGTGGAATAGTATCCGCGCCCCAGCAAACCCAGCAACGCCAAGTCAATCGAGTAAGCCGCGAGCTAACCTCTAAGTGGATCAAAAGCTGGAATGGCGGTACAAACTACCTAGCGGAATGGCTATCCGTAAACAATTACATAGATGGCTCCAGTGTCTGTGCAAATCACCGACGCGGATCAATCGACTTCCGCGAATGCCGTAAGGCTGCCAAGCAATATTTCCATGAACAGTGCAGAATCTGGCGTACGCGTCATGACAATGACCGCAAAGCAAAAAGTGATCGAATCAAGACGCGTTACTGCACTGCGGCAAGCGGCTTTAATCCTATGGGATAGTGAAAATTGAAATCACTAAAAAATACAAGAGCACCATAAAAGCAAAAGTAGGACTATAGAATTGGAAATTCAAACCTGGATAGCCCTTTGCGCAACCTGCATTTCTGCCAGCGCACTATATTTCTCAATGCGCTCTTTTAGAGAAAGTAACAGACCTATCATTACGGCAGAAATCAAAACACATTCAGGGGGTAACACTGCCATAGCATACAATTTACATGTATACAACATCGGAAGTCGGCCTGCCAGTCAAATCAGACTACACGCAAAAGATAGGCAAATAAGACGTCTAGTCAGCAGCAATCCGCCGAAAAAAAAGCATGAAGAAATTTTTAGATGTTTTTCAAAAAATGGATTAATACCACTACTCCACCCTGGCTGCGAAGTTAAGAATGCATTCGGAGCCACTAGTATTGAGCCCGAGCAAAACACGCTAAACTATCACTCTACCCTCCCCATAAAAATATCCTATAGAGACCTAAATAACAGAAGATACACATCACAAATACTACTTATAGTAAAAGACTCAGACAGTTTCGCCGGAACCTCCTGGGACTAGGTCTCCAGAGACAATCCATCACACCGGATCCTTGACCGATAAAAATTCGGGATAATGCCTACCAAGGAAGTGGCTAGGAACTATTTTTCACGACAGCAGTTCGGCAAAGATAAAAAATAAAAGCTCGAGCCTATCTACCATAGACCCGAGCAGATGTAGACATACTATCAAAACAGTTCGATTACTTATGTGGAGATTTCAATTCCAGGCTCAACCATAACCGGCAGAGTTTGCAGAACTGGATACTCTGATTGCACTCGGCTGAGCAAGTCATTTACCCCAGGTGCCTCAATAGTAACTACGAGGGCATATGGCATGGGCACCGCGTCCTCCATACGCACAGCCTCACCCTCATCTCGAACCTGATAATTAATATGGAAATAAGGACCATCTAAATCATCCACCGTTATCTTTCTCTTTGCATGAAGAACAGTATCCCAGCGCATTGAGTCTGAACGCAACTCTGCTTCTGACTTATACATTCCACTTCCAAACAAAGGGAGGGGCTTTTTAGGAGATTTATAGGCACGGACCCAAAGTCCAGATCGAGTATAATTTATAGCATGTGCCGAATCGACAGGAGCTCTATAGCAAAAAGTCGCTGCAACATTTACTTTACTTCCAGCAGGAAGGCTCCTAGGTATTGGTATAACAGCCTTTTGTGGCTTACCTGGGTGGGTCATCCCCTGATAAACGACTCTTACAACATCTGGGCCAGTAAAAATAATGTTCTCTGGCTCTAATGACACCCTGCCCCAGCCTACTTCAGCGCGACTGTGACTTCGACCACTAAATTCAGATCCATTGATCATCAATGCTTGCAAAGTAATTGGATTAAAAACAGAACCACTAAGCACATCCGCCCCCACCGCTACGCGCAATGCCAAAGGACTTGCAAAGCTGGTACCCGCCACCGGAATTACGGTGTTAGCTAGAGGACTAAATACTGGAACAGGTTCCTCATCAGAACCTCCAAAAGCCAAGACATCAGGCTTAACGTAACCCGGGCTACGCCCAGGTCCAAGGGCGCTATAGGGTGCCCTTCCCCATTTTTTCTTCGTAGATCCTGCAGCCCCAATTGCAAATGCATTTACTGCATCACCAGGTGGCTGGATACGCCCCAGCTCTTCGCCAAGCAGGCCATTATTACCTACCGCAACGGTACATAATGTCTGCCCATCTGAAAGCTCTGTGTCCAACCGCGACGTCCATTCGTGAACATCATCATCAAAGAATGTAGTAACGGGCCCAAGACTAATGTTTGCAAAGCGATACTGCGCTCCAGAAACCTTCGCACTTCGTAGGGCAGTTACAATACGATCCAGCACATCTAAAGCTTGCTCTGGACTATCTGAAGTCGGCAGTACCCGGTGATGATCAACATAACAGTACGGCAAAGGTAGATTAGAAGTATCTTCATTGACTAACCCATACAGAAACGACGAAGTAACATTTACTCCATGAGACAGGTCTTTCGTAGATGATGGAGGTTGAAGTGGAGATGAAATTTCAACCACATGCTGTGGAAAAGCATTAGCCGTACCACCATCAAATATTGCTGCCTTGACATTTGAAATAGGTTTACCAACCGGCAGAGACAAAGACCGATAAGCCCGTGCCAAATCTGGTTTCAACTTCCACTCTTCCTGCAACTCAGGAAGTGATCTAATTAGACGAACACGAGTAAACTCTGCAAGACGCGGGATCATTTCCGGAAACAACTGCACCACCACAAAAGTAAGGCCTGATACAAACCGAAAACCTCTGCTAGAAATGCGCCCACCTAGCTCTTCGACAAAATGCTTAAATGCCAAATGAATGTCAGAGTCAGACTCTCCGGCATGTATAGTGACATGCACATAGTCCGGCCATTGGCTAACAGAGCTTGTACGAAGCTTATCTTTTGCAGCATACATGCTAATAAATTCAATACGTGCGAACTCCACCTGACGAGTCATAGAAGCTTTAAGACTCATCAAACTTTCATCCATTGCTCTGAAGCTGTCCGCAGTACCCGAAACAAAAATTGATGCAGTTTTCGTTTCCCTAGGCTCTCCACTGCGAACCTTTTGTGGAACTATAGAGACTGGCTTAGACCCAAGAATCACCAACCCCGAGTCTCGCAGAATTGTAGAAGGGAAATATGACTTAGCCAAAAATGCAGGATGCAACACGACATTCACGGTAGACTCTCCTCTTGGCGTTAAAGCCGAGGGAGTAGTGGCAGCCTGCTCCGCAATTTCTACAAGCTGCTTATGCAGCACGGGTCTGACATCAGAAATAGAATACGGAAGCCATTTTTTGCCGCCTCCTTTTGGCCACGAAAGCTGCCCTATCAGCTCATGACCATTTGCAATCAAAACATTCCTTGGCTTATCCGCCATAGTTAATCCCCTCTATTAACCTTCTGCAGAATTCGCGAAACTGTTGATGCATGAATCTTTAATTCACTTCCAATAGCACGCAGGGATTTCCCTTCGCTTTTTAAGCGTTTTATTTGTAAATATCGAGCCAACTCTTCGTTATCCAGCGCATCAGGAACAGCCAGACTTAATATTGCACGTTCAAATGTATCGTTCTCTAGAACCACTTGCCGCCTGGCCTTCATAACCAGCCTATGAACATCAGATAAAGGAGCCCCCACAAGCACAGGAGCCAAAGTCCTTGCCAATCCTCTGTCACACCCCAACTGCATTAATAGGCTCACAACTTGCTCAAAACTACTTTCCGGAAATCTAAGCCAAAAATCAAATCTCCGGAATATTGCCCTATCTAAAAGTTCTTCATGATTCGTAGCAGCAACTAAAAGAGAAGTTGCAGGCCATTCATCAATAGCCTGCAACAAAACGTTAACAACACGCTTCAACTCACCAACATCTTGTCCGTCATCACGTCGCTTAGCAAAAGCGTCAAACTCATCCAAAAGCAAAACACAAGGCTGAGCCCTCGCGTGAGCGAGAACCTTTACTAAATTATTCCCGGTTTTACCGAGAAGACTATTAACTGCCGCCGCTAGATTCAAGCTAACCAAGGGTAAATTAAGCTGCTCGGCCAAATACGTGGCAGCCATAGTCTTTCCAACACCTGGAGGACCAGACAAAAGCATTGTACGCGACGGACTTAACCCTGCCTCAATTAAGCGGCCAGAGTTTTTCCACTCATTTATCAAGGTATTAATCCCTGACTCAACTTCCGGAGCCCATACCGGTGGATGCTCCATAACTACGGGAAATTGGATAGTAGTCAGCGGAAGATTACTTTCGGAATCCACCGGACTAAGCGCAGCTTGTTGAGCGGCAGAGTCCCTTGCCAAAGTCAATTTTGATGCGTTGGCTTCTGCCAGTGCTTTTGAAAGAAGGTCTGACAAAGACGACCTTTCACGCCTTAACCGCGCAATAAGCCGGCTGAGACGTAGCTGAAACGCCGATGAGTTTCCAGCACAACCCTCTCGAATAAGGGCAATCCATTCAGCATGGGAGGCGGGTACGGTTGACACGATTGTTCACTCTAGATGTTGCGAATGTTGCGTAGTGTTGCATCAAATCATGCAACACTCAACCCCCATCACCTAAGATGCTCCAAGAGGACGTGCGTAGTGGAATGTCGAAGAAATGTCGAAATCACTGAAATGAAGAGAGACGAATGAGCTTCAACCAAGCAGGCTAGATAGGGCACTGAGACAGACTGGGATACTCTAGAACGTAGGACACAAGGGTTCGATTCCCTTCGCCCGC